CCGGCCCGGATTGCCCCTGCGCTAGCCGCCATCTGGCACCTCCGGCTTTATCGGGCGGAAGCCGAACGCCATGAGGATGTCGGGCGTGGCCTCCGGCAGTTCCTGCTTTGGCGTTTCGTAGAAGGGGTGGAATGTGTACATGGTCGGCGGCGCTTCGCCGCTCTCTGCGTCGTGATGGATCTGGGCGTGCATCGCCATCAGCGACGCCGTGTGCGTCCAGTTTTCGTGCTGCCGTCCTTCTGACATCCAGACAAGTTGCCGGAGGGTGAATCCCCAGGGCTCGACTCCAACGATTCCTGCGAGGTAGAAGCCGAGTTCCCATGCGTCAGTAGGGCTGCCTCGAAGTCGCACTGGGACAGCACCTGGTCGATCGCTTGGGCGGCCTTCGCTTCCATCTGCCGCTCCGTCTCCCTCAGTTTCGCTATCACCTTTCTGACCAGCCCCTTCCTGGGCTCGCGGAAAAAATCTGTTACCACATCCACAAGCCGCTCGACCGCTTCGTGAAGCACACTGCCGTCGCAGACGGCAAAGAACTGCTCGTCAGACATGTCAAGCTCGGCCAGCTGCGGCCGCACCACGGCACAGACGACCTCGAGCACCTTGAGGTCGTCGCTCACCCAGCCGGCGAGCGTCTCGCGGTCGATGTTGCAGATGTCCAGCACATTGACGCCGCACAACTCGCGAACGCGCCTGACCGTCAGGTAGGTGATGTCGATCACCCATTCGCGGCCGTCAAGCGTTTTGAACTTTTGCATCAGAATGGCCACAATTTCAGAACGACCTCATAAACCACCAGCCCGTTGAACTGTCCGGAAATCTTCAGTTTTTGAATCACGAAATTTGCACTCGCACCAACCACTGACACAGTCAGCGGCAGCGGCGGGAACTGGTTCCAAGCCGCCATGAACAGGCCCACCTCTTCTTGGTGGTACACCTGCAGGGTGATTGTCGTCATCTCGGTCAGCGGCATCTCGCCGCGATAGTCCGAATCCCACGGCGTCACGTCGACAGAGTCTGAATCGACGTCGATGTCAAAGTCGCGAGTGCCAAGCAGCACGCGTCCATTGACAGTGATCGACTGACTCCGCGCCAAACGAACCTTGGCCACACGTCACCTCTCTCAGGAGGCGCCGCCTGCCGGGGCGTATGTGATCGTGTACTCGTGACGACCCTTCGGGCTTACCTTGTTCTTCACGTCGAGCACGACGCATCCGACGGCCGACATGCCGCCAACAGTGACAGGGCCGGTCTGCCCGACTGTCGCCGAGTGGTTCGTCGCAACGACCTCGACGGTGACGTCGAGCAGTCCGCAGCCGATCTGCTTTTCCGTGTCGCCGAAGACGGTGATATCAACCTCGTCGCCGCTGGCGTTGAGGTCGACGTCGACCACGTCATCAAGGATGACGCCGGGGGCAGTGACGAGCGAACTTTTTCCGAGCTTGTACTTGGCCATGCAGTCCTCGCGAGTGTGAGACTAGACGGTGACCTGGTCGCCGGCGTCGAGCGCGGTGCCGGGCTTGATCGTGATGGAAACTGCTTCCGCGCCGGCGATCGGCTGCGTTCTTTTCGCACTGGTGACCACGCCGGTGATGCCGAACGCAGTGCCGCCGGTTGGGGTGACCGTCACGTACACGGATTTTCCGTAGGTCTGCGTTGAATCGCCGAGGACAGTGGCCTCAAGGGTGCGAGACTGCAGCCCAGCGACGGTCCGTTTGTAGATGCCGGTAGACCCCTTGGTCGTGGCGTCGACCTTCTCGGCTTCGATCGTCATCGAGACATCTTGAACGCCCGTGATGCCCACAATCGTCGTGTTTTTGCCAAGTTGGATAGTGGTGGCCATGTATTCCTCGCGTGGGGAAAGCACCTACAGTCAGTATACCTGAACGGTTGATCAGCCAACGCGGAACCGCCCCTCGAACTCCTTGGCGATGCGGCCGCGGAGGATGCCATCAAGCATGGCCGGGAACATGAACGGGCGCTTCGGGTATGGGAACGTTTCGCGGAAGTTGGTGATCTGCCAGTTGTTCTTGTTTTTTGGCCCTTTACCGACGCGATACCAAGAGATAATGCCCTTGTATCCGCGGTCGTATCTTGGGATCCACGCCCACGCCTGCATTTGCTGTGTGCCGCCGTGCTCGTGGAGGGAAGCAATGTAGGCTGCGCCGTCCATGAACGAACCGACCACAACCGATTCGGTCGATGGATCGTATTGGTAGGTGATTGATCGCCGCAGCGTGCCGGCGTGCGTGTGGGGAGAGTCTGGCGCTACGCTCGCTGGCTTGAACTTGATTTCGTAAAGACGCCTTTCAAGCTTTCGTTTTGTGCGTGGATTAATGTCATTTCGAGCGATAAGCTGCCGCAGTGTTGCGTTGGGATTGGCACGCATCAGCTTCAACTGCGGCTTCGCCATCCCCATTTTTTTGATTCGGCGGCGGCTGATTTGCATCACCACCGAGCCGGTGCGGTAGAGCCCCTGGTAGATCGCTTTGTCGAGCGTCTTATGAACACTGGCGCGGTCAAAGAAAAAGTCAAAATTGATCCTGACCGGGATCCCCATTGATCCCGTCAGGTTAGACCCAAGCGGATTCCGTCCGGCGTCGAGGAAGCTCATGCCCCGGTGGCTCCCGTCGGCCGCGGCCACTTGTCGACCGGCACATCCCACTGCGTGGCAATCTGTGCCATGAACACGTTGCGGGCGTCGAGCAGTTCCGGGTCATACGGCAGGGGGATGCCGACCTCTGTCCAGTCGGTGAATTGCGGAAGCCCGGTCGGCAAGATGTAGTTGGACCGGATCGCGTCCACGATCTCTTGACAGATGTCTTCAAGGGCTTCGATCTCGGCATCGCCGCCAACGTGCTGGGCCACGACGATGCCGACGGTCGCGTCGGCCACCTCCATGCCCTTTGTTTCGGTCTTCATCGTGTACGCCCCGGGAACGACAGACACACGCAGGTAGCCGAGATCCTCCAGCGAGTAGTCCGGCTTCCTCTGCATCTTCACGTCCAGCACGCCGCCGGGCACGCTCCCCCACGTGTATGCCGACAGGGCAGCGGCCAGCTGCTTGGCAAGGTTTCGCGAGATGTGCGGGAGTAGCGTGGGCATGGATCACCTTTCCTGCGGGCCGGGGATGTTGGTCGTGAGCTCGAGCTCGATCTTTGCCAGTGCCGCGGCAGTCTCCTGGGACGAGTGACGCCGGAACGCTTCGCGGGCGTGCTCAAGGGCTTCCTGCTTGAGCCCGAGACTGTATGCCGCGGCGGCTGCCATCTCCGGGGCTCTGTGCCCGTATGCGACCGGCTCGCTGGTGTGCGACTGCCGGTTTGGGCTGGCCATAGCGGCCCTCCGTGCCCAGTGCAGGGCTCCGACGGCATCGCCGTCCTCCAAGCACGCTTCCCCGAGGGCTAGGTAGCCCTCCGGCTCGTGTGGCGACTCGTCAATGGCTCGCAAAAGCCAGTTGCCGGCTTTCTCCTGCTGGCGGCGAGCCAGGACGCGATACGCATACGCCCGCTCACACGCAGCCCCGCCGGGGAGCGTTAAATAGTGCTCAAACGCTTCCACAATTCCCGGCTGATCGTGGTAGTCGAGCTCGCGGGCCAGATACCAATGCATCCGGGCGTCGTGCGGGGCTTCGTGCACGGCCTGGCGAAGAAGCGTCAGGTCGGATTTGTGCTGCTTCCCCGGCTGCCGGTTGTGGCGGATGAGTAGGGCGTCGGTGTGCGTCTGCGTTTCCTCGCCGCTCCACCGCACCAGACCCTCGTGCGTGGCACCGGTCCACCGGTAGCCGGCCCGGAGGTGGATGCGGTCGCTCTTGAACTTCAGCTGCTCAGACCATGCGTACCAGTAGCGCAGCTTGGTCGTCTCCGGCTTCCACGCTCGCTCCAGCTGCTCCCGCCACCCGGGCTCCAACACCTCGTCCAAGTCGAGTCGGATCGCCACGTCCACGTGACTGGGCAGGTGCTGCATGGAGAGATTATGTGCGTCGTCCCACCGCCACGGGACGACGTTCCCGCGGGCAACCGTCACGCCCAGCTGCTCGAGCAGCTGCACCGTGTCGTCGGTCGACCCCGTGTCGGTGACGACCCGCACGTCGGCATCGCGGCACGACGCTTCCCACGCCGCCACGTTCGCGGATTCATTCTTCGCGAGTGCGTAGATCCCGACGATCATTACCCCTCCACCAGTACGGCCACCTTCCGCAGCCCGTCGTGGTAGTACACCGGCTCGCGGCTCGTCTCCTCGCAGAACTCCTCCACGGCACGCTCCACGTCCTGGTTGCAGCAGTCGTCGGCGAGGATCACCGGCACGTGGGCCACCAGCCGCAGGTCGGCGAGGGCTCCCGCGTAGGAATGGTCACCATCCACGTGAGCGAAGTCGGCCGGTGGAAGTTGCCGAAGATCGTGGCTATTTGTCACGATCAGCTGGGCATCGATGCCGAGCGAGTCGACAACGCTCTGCCAGTGCTGCAAGCACGCGGGACTGTCGTCGTCGATGGCACCGTCCACACAGAGGAATTTCGCTTCCGGCACCACAGCATGAAACGCCGCGAGCGAGTAGCCGCACCGTGTACCGATCTCGATCACGCGGGCCGGGTTGTATTCGCGGCACACGCGGGCTTTCGCCGCGTAGTGCGACACGGCCTCCGGCGAACATGGAAGCCAGTCGCCCGGCATCCAGTGCATCCGCAGTCGGTCGCCGACCTGGTCCTCAAGCTCGTCCCCCATCATTTCCTCCAATCATGGCCAGCACGCCGGCCAGACTCACTTCCACCATCCACGCTTCCGCGTCACGCACGCCGAAGGTTGCCACCAGCTGGTCGCCGGTGCGGGCCAGCCCGGCCGCAAACTCAATCGATCGCAATTCGCGAAACGCGAAAGCCGGTGACCAGCCGACGATCCGCCAGCCGTCCTGGTCGAATAGCACGAACCTGTGTTCATAGATGCGGCCGCCGACGTCATCAGCCACCTCGTGCACCAGCGCCAGCCAGCGACCGTCGCCAATGTCGACCAACTGCGATCCACCCCGCCAGCCGCGGGCGATTGCCGGGGATTCAGCGTGCTGCTCCACTCGCCACGCCCAGCCGTCGCGGCAAACGGTGGCCACGTGGCCGTCTTCCCAGCATGCGTAGAGAAATGCCCTGGTGCCAGTGATCGGCATCCAGTTCTTCTCATGCCGGCCGGGACAGGGCTCGTCGATCATTGTCGCGTCGATCATTGCCGACGTGTACGGAAACACCGTGGCCGTCGCGATCCGGCACGTACCGTCACGGCCCATCCAGTTTCTCACCGTCGCGCTGGCAATGATGTCGCCGTCGACGGCATTCAGCCGGCAGTCCTCAAAGCCGTCGACAGGGTAATCGGATGACGGGTATGGCGGATGCGGGGCCGGGGTTGGCTGCGATCGGGCACTGAGGTCCGCGGCCAGCCGCACCATGACATTGATCGTGCGGATCCTGTCGCCGTCGGCCGGTGGGATCACGTATCGGCCGTCTACGATCTGGTAGTTGCTCGACCGCACAATCGCCAGATAGCCGTCGTCGTGCGACAGGACCGACGGGTTGAATGTCGACCATCCCTCGCGGGCCGGCTCAACGTCGAACCGCACGAACCGGCAGCCGACCAGGTCGTCAAGCCGCTGCGTGTACCAGCTGCGATTGCGTCGCACGACACGCTCCTTCTCCGGAGTCAGTTCCATGCCGAGCAGCCGCTCGCACGCCCGGCGGCCGGCGTCAAGCTCGCCCGCGTAGTACGCGTGCACGGCCAACTGGTGAAGGTGCTCGACCATCGGGCGGTCCTTACGAATTGGCGGCAGACTTGATTGCCGCACGTAGCGTGGCGTTGCTGCCGACGGCCGCGATCACGTCTGCAATCGTGAGCGAGCCGGTTGGGCCAGTCGGGCCGGCGATCGACGTGGCGGATGGCCACGACCCGTTGGCTTTCGGTCCAAAGAACTGCTTGCCGTCCACGTCGAAAGCCATGTCGCCATCTCGCCCGACGTTCGCGTTTGGCGTTCCACCCATCGTCAGTATTGTCGTGCCGTCGACGCCAGACGGCCCCGTTGACCCGACGCTGCCCGTCGGACCCGTGACGCTCTGGCCGGCCGGGCCGGTGGCCCCCGTGACGCCAGACGGCCCCTGAGCACCGGACTGCAGCTGCAGCGGCGAGCCCCACGAGCCGCTCGTCTTCGGGCCGTAGAGCCGGCCGTTGGTCGTGTCGAGCCAGAAGTCCTTGCTGTTGCCAAAGCCGGAAGACGGTGCTCCCGAGCCACCGTAGAACTGCGAGCCGTCAGACCCCGTCGGACCTGTCACGCCGGTGGCTGGAAGCCACGCCGACCCGCTCCACGCGAGCACCTGGTTGGCGGCTGGGGCAGTCGATGAAACGGCTCGCCCCTGTAGCTGCGTGGCGTTGCCGGTGAGCGTGGCTGGGATGGAAAAATACGGCATGATTTCTTACTCCCGCAGTCGGTTGTGCCACAGGTCGCGTCGGCTGCCAATAGCGTCATGGGGCCGGTGGAACCCACACGCAATTCACTTCGTCGAGCGTCCATCCCTCGCCAGGACATGGCGGGTATGGCGAGCGGTTGTAGCCAATGACGGTGCCGCTCTCGTCGAGCACCTCGTAGGTGTGCAGGCCGTCGATCAGGCCGATGTAGGTGGTGGTAACGTTCATGAGAGCCTCGCAAACTGCTGAGACTGCTGGCTCGTACTGACGGTCGCGCTGGTTGGAAGGTCACTCTGGCTCGCTAGACTGCCTGACATCCGTGGCGACAATCCAGAGACACCGACGCCTACCGCGCGACCAACTAGATTTGGCATGGTAGTGCCAACAACTATCACGCCGATTCCGTAGCGAGAACCAGCATTGCAGGTGTAACTGCTGGGATAGCCGCCAGCCGTTGCAAAACTGCGTTGGTATGCCGTCACCAGCGAACCGAACAATGTTGTGTCGGAAGCGACCCGTGCCACCAGCGTCGCAGTCGTCTCGTCAAACGTGTACAGCCCAAAGCGCGCTAGTGTCAGGCCAGATGCAGCCGTAGTATTTCCGGTCACCATAGTGATTGACGACACTGTGACAGTCGTCGCGGGCGTGAAAAATGTCCACCAGACTAAGCCGCTGGTAGGTGTGCCGGTCTGTAGGCTGACTTCCCCGCGTGGGAAAATGTCGATTACTGACGTTGACGAGTTTGCGTTCGCGGCGAGGTTGGCATAGGTGGCAATTGCCGACGACAACCGAGCATCGGGCAGCGTTCCAGACACCAGCGCACTAGCATCTGTTGTTGCCGACGCAGGCGAACCAGTTGCCCCGGTTGGTCCGGTCACCGTTGACGCAGCACCGGCGCTCCCCGTCGGTCCGGTCACAGTCGACGCAGCGCCTGCTGCGCCAGTGGCCCCCGTTGGGCCGGTTACTGTTGATGCTGCACCAGCCGCCCCCGTGCTCCCGGTTGGTCCGGTCACCGTCGATGCGGCCCCAGCGGCTCCGGCTGCCCCCGTTGGCCCCGTAACGGTCGACACAGCGCCAGCCGCTCCCGTCGGGCCGGTGACAGACGCACCGGTTGGCCCAACGGCTCCGGCAGTTCCGTCACTTCCTCGCGACCCCGTCGGGCCGGTAACGCTTTGCCCTGCGGCACCGTCACTGCCGCGTGCGCCAGTGGCACCCGTGGCGCCCACGCTGCCCGTCGGTCCTGTGACGGTAGACGCAGCACCAGCGGCCCCTGTCGGGCCGGTGATCGACTGCCCCGACGCGCCAGTCGCGCCCGTGGGACCGGCGACGCTTGACGCGGCACCCGTGGGACCGACTGCGCCGATCTCGCCCTGCACGCCGCGGGGGCCGGTGGCTCCGACTTCGCCGCGCGGACCGGTCGGGCCGGATGTGACCTCGAGCTCGATCACCGCACCGTCAGTGACCGTCACGCCGACGCCGGTCGCGTTGGCGACCTCAATCGGCTGCGTACCCGCATTGATGATCTCAATCTGGATGTCGCTCACGGAGCCCTCGCCGCGAATGTGCCAGAGACGATTGGCGACTCCACGCCGGCGTCAGTCTCGACGACATACCACCGGTAGTTCTTCGCCGACGAGAGGGCCGCCAATTGGTTTTTCGTCACGGCCACTGTGATGCGGCCCGGGTTCGTCTCGTTGACCGTTACCAACAGCGATGCCGTCGGATTTCCGGCGACAGCCGCCGCGTAGCCCGCGTCCGTGTTTTCGTAGATCAATGCCGCGTATGTCTTGCCGGTGATGTCGCGGCTCTTGAACCGCATGCCGATGGATGCTGGGCCGCCCTTGGAGATAAGGGCGTTGGCTTCACCGGGGAGCTTTGTGAATGTGATCACGACAGTGATTCCCAGAGTGCGATATCAGCGGCGTAAATTTGACGCACGCGAGCTTCCTGCTCCGCAGATAGCGTCGGCTTGTCGGCTTCGTCCGTCGCGTCGATCTGCGGGAGCGGAATAGGAAGCCCGAGGTATTCGGCCACGGCGTCAAGACCGTCCTCGAACTTGAAGTGACGCACGAAAGTCCCAGTCGAGAGCGAGCCGTAACATGGCGAGTCAAGATGCTCTGCGATGCTCTTGTCCAGCCGGTGCGAACACATGGAGCGAAACCGCTCAACAGGATTCCGCACGACGATTGCCGCGATTTGCGTGCCGTCCCAGTTTTCCTCTGGCAGGAACGCCGCTGGGTGCCACGTTCCATCTGACGCGAGGTACGCGGCGTGCTGCTGTGGATGCCACGCAGCCAACGCGGCCGCTGCCAGCGAATGACTGCCGCTTCGAGGAGCCAGCACAACGCATCTGCCGGACGGTGACCGCAATATGTCGCCCATGCCTTACCTCAGGTGAAATACAGCACTACGCATCCGCTGCCAGCGAGCGCGCCGTTGCCAGTAAGGTTGCTATCGCGTCCGCCTCCACCGCCGTATCCAGCGTTGTACGGCGCAGAAAATTTCGCGCTAAAACCGCCAGAGCCAATTGCTGGCGAACCACTCACGCAGCCTTCTGTGGTTGTCGCGCCAGCCAACGAGGCGGCTGCGAGCAACCCAGACACATCTGTCATTGGCACTCTCTTGCATGACGCTGCCGTGCCGTTGCCGCCGATCGCACCGCCAGAACCAGAGTTTCCGCCGATCACCGAACTCGCAGAACCGCCAGTAGCACCACCGTCACCGCCGCTGTAGCTGCCGCCGTTGGCGCTGCTCGCACCGTTTCCGCCGCCGCCCGTGATCGTAGCACCGCCGTATGTGATGGTTGTGCTACCGCCATTAGCAGCGACGTTCGCCGTTGTCGCTGCCGCACCGACTGAGTAGCTGACGCTCGCACCTCCGGTCACAGACCACGTCTTGTACGCACACCCACCAGCACCGCCGCCGTACACGGTGCCGCCAGAGACGCGATTGCCACCGCCCCCGACAGCCCACGCCTTCATCGATGTCGCGCCTGATGGCACCGTGTAGCTAGCGCCACTGGCAAGCAGCACTGCCGTTGGAGTGTATGAACCACTGACGGTCAGCGTTGCCGCACTGCTCGTCACGCTGGTCGCGCCAGTGCTGCTGACGACCACTCGATACTGATCGCCGTTGTTCGCGCCGGTTTGCGAACTGAGAACCAGCGACGACGATGCGGCTGCGCTGACGGCAGTCCATGTCGATCCAGAGTTCGTGCTTTTCTCCCACTGGTAGGTGAGCGCGCCGCCGAGCGTCACGCTGGCAGTCACCGAGAATGTTGCAGCACCCGACGATGCGGTCTGGCTGGACGGCTGCGACGAGATTGTGATCGTCGGCACAGGCGCAGAAATCGGAAACGCTGCCGTCGGCACCGTGATCGTTGAACCTGAGTACCGCGCCACGCCTTTGGTCACGCGGAACTCGTCGATGTAGCCCTGCCACGTTTGGCTTCCTACCGTAGAGTTGCCAGCGGGCAGGCGAGCACCAATGGTAGACAGTCCGCTCGCGTTCATTAACGCGCTAGCGGACGTGAACGAGACAACTGATATTCCGTTTACATACAGCCGAAACACATTGCCAGCACGCACTGCCGCAACGTGTTGCCATGTATTGGTTGTGAACGTACCCGCTGCGGAAAGTGTTGTATCAAGCCAGTCTCCGCCTGAACCCTGCGTCAGAAAATATGCACTTCCGTTTGCTTGCGGAACGACTGTGACCTGCGCGTTGGACGAACCATCTCCGTTGATTGCAAACAGATTGTTTTGCGCATTTAAAGCCGTCGCATACGCCCAGCATTCGACAGTCCAATCGCCAGTTGATAAATCAAACGCGCTTGAGTAAGGCACAGAGAGATACGGGCCTGCGCCAAAAGTGGTTCCGTTTAGGTAGAGCGACTTACTGCCGAACTTGGGCGCGGCGGTGGACTGTGTGGCACCGTGGTAAGCAGTGATCGTTTTCGGGCTACTGCTGTAGTCCACGAACGTGCTGCCAGCCCCTTCCATATTGAGGAGCAGACTGACCGATGCGGACGATGGGTCTGTCTCCCACGCCGCCAGCGACGACCGAACCCACGTGTTCGTAGCGGTGCAGACATAGAAGTTACCGAGCGTGTCATACGCGATCGACCCAGCAGAGCCGGTCGCCGTGGCCGATGCTGGCACGGACGACCACGAGAGGCCGCCACCGCCACTAGCTGGTCCAGTCGCCCCGGCCGCGCCGGTCGGCCCAGTGGCACCAGCACCCGTCGGCCCCGCGCTACCAGTCGGCCCGGTCACTGTGCTCGAGGCTCCTGTCGGACCTGTGACCGATGGCCCCGTCGCGCCGGTCGGGCCTGCAGCCGTGCTCGCCGCCCCTGTCGGCCCCGTAACGCTTGGCCCCGTGGCACCAGTCGCACCAGCCGGTCCTGTCACAGAGTTCGCCGCACCTGTCGGGCCGGCCGGCAGCACCAGGTTGAGCAGCTGCCCGCCGAATCCGTCCGAGGTCAGACTGGCACCAGCAGATCCACCGGCATCTACCGACCCGATCGCGATGGCATTCGCCGGTCCTGTGGCACCCACGGATCCACCTGGCCCCGTGCTACCTCGAGCGAGCACGAGCGAGAGCACGGCCACGCCGGGAGCGGTTGGCGTGATCGTGGCCGAGGGCGTGCTGCCACTAGTGACCGTGCCCACGACAAGAGACAAACCCGGCCCAGTGGGGCCGGTGGATCCAGCCCCCGTCGGACCAGTAACGCCCGGCCCGGTGGGGCCGGTCACGGTGCTCGCGGCGCCGGTCGGCCCGGTGGTGCTCGCCCCGGTCGGGCCGGCACCTCCCGTCGCCCCGGTGACGCCAACGCCCGTCGGGCCGGTCGCACCCGCGCCCGTGGCACCGGTCGGCCCCTGCGGGCCGCTCTGCAGCTGCAGGCCATTGCCCCATGAGTTGTTGGTTTTCGGGCCGTACAGCACGCCGGCCGCAGAGTTGATGTACCAGTCGCCGCTGCGGCCGAGCCCGGAGAACGGCCCTGTGGTGCCGTTGTAAATTTGCGGGCCATCAACGCCAGCACTGCCGGTCGGCCCGGTCACGCCGGCTAGCGGAGCCCATGACGAGCCGTCCCACGTCAGCACCTGGCCCCCAGTCGGGCCGGTGGCAGACACGGTGCGGCCCTGCAACTGCGTCGCGTTGCCACTTGTCGGTGATTGGATTGAGAAGAACGGCATCACGGCACCAGCTGGGTGTGAATCTTGCGGATTTTCTGCTGCCGGTCGGCCCACACCCACGCGTTTCCGCTGAACGGTGCGAACACCTCATACACGCTGCCGTCTGGCTCGATGACACGATCGCCCTTCTTCGGAACAGCCGACAGGTAGTCGGTTGAGACGAAGAAGTCGCGACTCTCAATGCGAGTGATCGACCCGGCCTGGTCCATAGAGTCGTGACGCGTCATGCCGACCATCGCTGGCACCGACAGCGGCACCAGTGAGCCGACGCTGCGGTACTCGACCTGCACCGAAAGATGCTTGTCGGCCTGCTGCCGGAACCACGCTGCGCCTTGCGAGATGAGATCCTGCATGACTGCGTGCTACCGACAGAGGTACGAACTCCAATAGAGCCACCGAGGTCGTGCGGCCGGCACGATTGCCAGGCCGCACGACCCCCAAGCCGCCCGAGGGCGAAACATCAAGCGCCGGGGACGAGCAGCACGTTCACGGTCGCGTCGCCGCTGGCCTTCGCCGAAGCGGCGAAGCCCATCACGGTGCCGGTCACGCCGGTCACGGCCTGCCCCTGGTAGAAGTAGACCTTCGCACCCTGCGCGATCACGCCGGCCGGGGCCGTGATGCTGAAGATCCCATCCACATTCAGGTTGCCGAGCTCGTTCGCGGCGATCGGCCGCGAAGCCACGCCAACCATCGAACCGACCACCACCGCTTCGCCCGCCGCCACGCCCGTGGTGGGCGTGTAGCGGATCTTGTCGCCTTCATACTCGTGAGCCACTGATCACCTCGTTTCTGGGAAATGAAAAACTGTTTCGGTCGTCATGCCGGCCGGCGGCGCTTGGACACGCCGCCGACCGGCCACGGTTTGTCACGCTCAGGCCGTCGCCATCCGGTAGCAGCCGTTCTTCTCGGCCTTCGCCACGCCCCACGACCAGTGGCCGCGGACCTGGATGCCGAGGGTGTTGAAGTCGGCGTCGGCCGACTCGACCATCGGCTGCCGCTGCCCGTTGAGGAAAGCGACCTCCATTGCCGGGACCGCCCGCGGATCAGCTGCGAGCCACCAGGTGCTGGCGCTCGACAGGTACGCGGACGACACGACACGATACCGACCGGCGAACACGTTCGCGTTGCCGCGGACCGTGTCCGAGCCGGTGATCAGCAGGCTCGACGACATCGCTTCGGCCGCCGCCACCTCGAGCTCGGCCGGAACGAGCAGCACGCTGGGCGAAACGCCGAGCGGGTTGTTGTCCGGGTTCTTGAGCTTCCGGAAGCCGGTTGCAGCCGTCTTCAGCGACGTCATGGAGAACGCATTGCCAGCCGCCGCGGTTTCCTTCGCGAAGTACGTGCCGTTGGAGGCCTCGAACTCCGTCCAGAAAGCCTTGTTGAGTCCGATCGCCGCCCCGTAGCCGAGCCGCGAGCTCACCTGCGTGAGAGCCCCGAGGTCATCGTTCACGAGGTCGACCATCGAGATGCTCGACAGCCGTCCGTACAGCTTGGCCTTGATGGTCCTGCTTTCCTCGCCGGCATCCGCGCTGCGGAGTTCGCCGTCGTTGGCCACTTCCTCGAATTCAAAGCCGCCCGTCAGCCGCACGCCCGTGACCGACTTGTAGTCGCTCACGTTGCGAGTGCTGGCGATCGCATCCCAGTTCTGCTCGACGGCGGTGAAACCGTCGAGGAGGAACTTGCCGTAGGTCGCCGAGAGGATCGTCGAGATGCTGTGCGTCGCGAACGCGGCACGCAGCACCTGACGGCAGTTGCTCTCGGAGATCCTGTGGCCGGCCTCCGCGTACCCGTTGGCGCGTGCAGCGGCGAGCACCACCTGCGACAGGGTCGCTTCATTCCGCCTGGCGTGGGCGGCCTCGAGGGTGCGCTCGTCATACTTCTTCTCGACGTCGGTCAGACCTCCGGCCATGCAGAGGGCGGCCTCCACCACCTTCACGTCGTTGGCGGGCTTCGCCACGACGTGAATCGCCGGGGCAGCCGGGCGCGCGGCCCGGATGTCGGCGAGGAGCTCGGCCTTGAGCTCGGCCATCAGAGTCCTTTTGATCTCGTCCACGGACACCTCCGGCTTTTCGGCCGTTACGGTTTCGGGCTTCGGCTCCACGGCGACGCTCGCCGTGGCTTCCGCGACGACCGGCTGGTCGACGTCGGGCTTTTCGTTGGCGTGGTCCGCCATGAGCACATCCTCACTCGCTTCCGCAGCGATCGCGGCAGACGTTGAACTGTCTGCACCAAACAGAACTACACTCACTTCTCGGAGCGCGCTCGCACGCACCACCGAGATCGGGCCGGTGAACTCCCGGCCGTTTACGGTGACCATCTCGCCCGGGGCGACGTTCTCAATGCGATTGACGTCGGCACCGATCGACGCTTGAAACTTCCAGCCCTTGCGGGCATAGCCGAGCACCTTGTCGACCAGCGGGCCGTCGCCAATGACGTCGCCGGCGACCACCAGGTCTTGACCAGAGTTGTCAACGCGGCTGGCCTGGCCGATGGCAGCTTCCAGCGAGTAGTCGTGGCCATACATCACTGCCACGCTACCGCTTGTGTCCATGCCGGCGAGGTCGACCACCAGCGGATTGCGGCTCCACGACTGCCGGATCGCCCGCCCCGTGTAGCCGACGAGCTCAAACCGCGGCATGCCGCCGCCGGTGCCATCGGCGGCCACGCCGGGCATCGAAACAGAAAACTGTGCGTCGGTTGTGATTCGCTTCATAGGAATTCGATCAACTCCTCGATGTCGTCGTCCCATTCCCAATCGAAGTCCCACATTGGTCCTCCGCTGCGTCTTGGAGCTCGTTCACTTCGCGTTCAAGCTTGGCAAGCCGCGCCGCCGAAGCAGCTGCGTTGGGATCCTCTCCTCCGCCGTAGTTCACGTCTGGCGCTAGGTCGACAAACAGCCCGAGCTCCTGGCAGAGCGCGACCTCTTCGGCGCGCTGGACAAGCTCCTGACGCCAGTCGCGGCCGAGCCGCTGGTATTCCGCAGCCAGCGTCGTGGTATTCGTCCTCAGTCGCGTTTCCATCGCGTCTGCTTCCCGCTTCGGGTCGACATGCTCAAAGCCGTCCCACGTCCACTGCCACGTCCATTCCGCCATCGGCGGCAGACCGTCGGGGATCAGCCCCGGCACCAGCGCTGCTTCGTCAAGCCACTTGCCGACCAGCGGGTCAAGCATCACCCGCTCGAGGTCCACCCGCTCGCACTGCAGGTGCTTGCGGTAGACAAGGTAGTCGCCACGCATGCTCGAGTAGTTCGCGGCCGAGGAGTCCATCGCGGCCACGATGTACGGCATGTTCAGACAGCGAGCGATCTCGTTGATCAGACGCTTCACGAACTCGCTGTAGGTGGCCGTGGGCTGCTCCGGTTTCATCTGCAGGGCATCCCATCCATCTGGAATGCTCGTTGCCATGCCACGCATCAGCGGCATGGTCTCCCACGCCGGCTGGGCCGTCGCGATGCCGTCGGCCGGGAGGTTTGTCTTGATGATCGCTGCGAAGTCCGCGGCCGTCTCGGCCGCCGTCACCACCGCGAGCGTGTAGCGCCGCAGCATGGCGAAGAGCTCGAGGGCCGGCACGACCTCGCCCACGCCGCGGTGCTGGCCGGGGCGGAACGCGTGAAACCAGTGCAGCACGTTTTCGGCCGGATACCACCGCCCGTCGCCAACCCAACCCGATAGCGTCGCGCCGGGGTGGTGCTTGAGCACGTAGTATTCGCTGACGTTGCCATCCTCGTCGAAACGCAGCCCGTCAACGCTCGCCGCGTAGAGGTCCGGCACCGGGCTCGTCACCTGGTCGGCCTCGATGAGCTTCACGTCTAGCTGAACGCCGCGGAGCCGGCGGTTGGTCGTCTCGACCGCAAAGACCTCGCCGTCGGTGACCTTCGCAAGCTTCGCCAGCCGCAGCTTGCGGGCCATGTCGATCGACAGAAACCACTCAAACACAGCATCCTCGACGCGGCGGACGCTGGCGGCATCCGCGTCGCGACCGCAGTCCAGCTGCAGCCGCGGGCCGGTGCCGATGAGGTCAGACGCCAGCGTGCTGGCCATGCCGGCGAGGTACGCGTTGTTGTCGCGTTCGTAGCGAGCCCGTGCCCGCATCTTCCGGCGGACCTCTGGAGCCAGGGCCGCGTCGGCGGAATAGTAATCCGCCATCGACCAGTGGTTGCGATTGTGCTCGGTGGTCTGCGCGGCGTCATACCGAGCCCGCACCAGCTTGCTGATGACGGCCTTCTGCTCGGCCACCGTCTGCTTGAGGGTGGGGCGAGTAGACCGCGTCGGCTTGGCTGCGGCACGTTTTGCCATCAGCTGCTGGCCCCCGGTGAGGTGATGACGGCCCGACGCAGCATGGCGAACGGGCTGCCGGCCGCGATCGCGTTGCGCTGCTGAATCACCCATTTGGCGGCTTCCAGCTGCGTGTCGAGCTCATGCTGCTCGACTTCGCCGGCGTCGGTGCGTGCACGCTTCGGCTGCGCGAGATTCGCGGCGAGAGCGTCGACAACGTCATCGGCGGCGGCCATTGGCACCTCTTGAGCGGAACGCTCCGCTATTCATGAGTGTACCATTGTTCACGTCTTAACCGTCGAGCAGTTCGGCTGGAATCATGGCCCGGATTCGCTGCGCAAGCTCGACTTCTGCCGGCGTCGGCTCGCCGTACTTCAGCAGTGAGCGGCATGCTTCGTCGATGTCCCACAGCGCGGACCTCGCGCGGCCACCCTGGATGGAAGTTTCAAACTCCGACTGCTCTTCTGGGAGTCGGAAACGGATGAGCACGTGCGGCATGGTATTTCTCGTTTATTGCGTCACAAGCAATCAACCGGAAATAGAAAGCTTCCCGGCGGGAGGCGGGCGTGGTAGGAGCACGCTGCCATCCCGCCGGGAAGCAAGGATCACCGGTAGCGAATCACGGCGAACCACTTGCGAGCGGTGGGCGAGTATGCGACGCCCTCGTCAACGATCTGCCGCTTGCCAAAGTAGCAGCAGTTGCGGCGGGCGCCCTCCGCGGTCGATCCGCAACCTATGCCCTCTGTCTGGTTGCAGTGGCTGTGGACCAGTGTGCCCCGTCTGGCGAGCACCAGGGCGTGGTCTTGGGCGGAATTGATCATGACGTTGCGAGCGTAGATGTTCGTGTCGGCCACGGCGGCCGACGAGAGCGTGAGGAGTAGGAGCAAAGCGAGGAAACGCATGGTGAATTCCTTTTTCTGGAAAGTGGAAACCAACGTCCCAGCAGACTGCCACGGAATTCACTGGCAGCCAATAGCGTGTCTACCTACGCATCTTCGCAAGCAGGGCAGCCCGGCGTGCGGCGAGATCCTCGCGTGTGATGACCTTTCGCGGTGCCGCCGGCTTCGCTTCCGCACCGACGGCCGATACGCCCGCGTAGGAGGCCGCCACCGCCGCGCCCACGACGCAGTCGAGCAAATGGTTGTCACGGCCCGGTATCAGCTTCCACTCGTCGCACGCTCGCATCTTCGACTCCACTCGCACCGGCACCTCGCTCGCCAGGTGGTCCGCGATCATGTCGTGATTGCCGTCGTGGATCGTCAGGGCTTGCGGATCACCGGCTGGAAGTTTCAGCCTGGCCATCAGGAACGTCTTCCACGCGTTCGTGTCATAGAGCACGTGCCGCTGACGCTGGATGGTCGAGGTCCGCCAGTTGGCTCCGATACGCTCGCCGCGGTCTGGCTTTTTGTCCGAGATCGTCTGTCCGCTCGCGCCCACGAACCGGCCGTGCGTGGGCAGCACCCGCGGGCCGTAGCTCGAGCGTCTAGCGAAGTCTCTGATCACGCCCTGCGTCTGCGCCCAGTTGGCGTCGATGAACAGCTGGCCGATGCGCAGCACCGCGTCGTCGTTCTCGCGGGCGAACTCGCGGTTGAGGAGCTCGGCCGCGACGACCTCGAGCCCGGCGTGGATCGCGGCTTCGACGTTGTTTCCGTGGGCACGGGAGAGCGTCTTTTTTGCGTCACGGAGCGAGAAATACGCCCGGCCCTGCTCCGGGTAGGTGCCGTAGCTCACCACGTGCCCGCGGAACTGATGCCCCCACGCCACGACGGACCAGTAGAGCAACTCTTTCTGAACGTCGATAAAGCAGGTGAGCGTGTCGAGCCCGCGGGGCACCAGCCACCGCGGCACGTGGATCGCCCGGCCGCGAACCTCTTCGGCCGAGATCCCGGCGGCCGCCCCCTCGTCTCGGATCGGCTCCTGCTGGAACTCGCTCGCGAAGACGCTCGGCCCGTCGTCGAGGTACGCGTTGTAGGCATGCTGGATCGCGCTGTTCTCGCGCTCAGGATCGAAGCACGCTTCCCACGAGACTTGGCATCCGGCATCCATCGCTTCGCGGTTGGCGAGGTAGAGCTCGTTGGCTTCTCTGTGGGCGCGGGCCTGGTCGCCAACGACGCCCTTTGCGAACGTCCGCCGGAGCGTCGCGTACTGTTCGAGCCACATGTCCTCGTGCCGCGTGGCCCAGTGCCGCACCATCGGGATCCGCTCGCCCTGCCACGCAGGATGTTTCCCTGAGTCGAGCAGCTGGTCGACCATGTCGCCGTGCTCTATCACCGTAGCATTGACGACGCATGCCATGCTGGTGGTGTGGCCGGAGAGCTTCATCACCGACTTGAGCAGGATCTCCATGCGGGCTTGGCACTGCACCGGGCTGCGGGCACTGTCGCGCGTCTGCGGGTCGTCAACGATGCAGACGTCGGGACGCAGTTGCCGGCCGTCTGGCGTCTTCCAGCGGAGCCCGAGGATCGAGCCGGTGAGCCCGCGCGACATGATGATCGCACCGCTCGACGGCGAGCCCTTTATGTGCGGGAGCACCAGCGTGTCTTTCTTCCACTGAATGTGCGTTCGCTGGCCGTTGTGCGTCTGAGAGTTGCACCGCTGCGCCTTGCCCTCCAGGGCACGCACGGCGTGGCAGACTTCTGGGAAGTCTTCGTAGAGCATGTCGTTGTCGGAGAGTTCGGTGCGGATGGAGTTGATCGCTTTTGACGCGAGGTCGCTCTCGGCGGCGAAGATCGAACCGAATGACCGATGGCCGTAGAGCACGGCCCACAGCAGCGCGAGCTCGGAGATCGTGCTTTTCGCAAAGCCTCTGTAGACCGCATTGCAGAACCTTCCGCCGCGGAGAATGCAGTCCTCGATGCGGCCGATGACGCGTCGGTGGTCGTCGCTGAACGGCGAGAGCCCGGTTGAGTACGGGAAGTAGGTCGTGAGGAAGAGAAGCAGACTTTTCCCGCACTTGTCGCGGCGTTTCTTGTTGGCGACCGGCGGAATCTCGCCGATGTCGGAGCCCTTTCGGGTGCGTTCGCGGGACCGCTCGACGTCCGCCAGACGCTTCTGATCGCGGCCGGCGGCTTGATCAGCCGACTTTGGGCGAGCCATAAGTCCTTGTCTCAGGGGCGTTTCGGGAGAGAGTCAACGCAGAGGGGGA